TCCCACATCCCAGAAGATGCGCAGGTACTTCCCTAAGTTACCCTGGATATAGGCACGGTAGGTCCCGGCAGTCTTGATTTTGCCTTCAACAGTCGGGGCAGTTAGCCGCGTCAGACTCCCCTGCGTCGCCGTATCCACAATGACCCGGCGCGAAGCCCAATTCGTCCCGTCGTGGCTGATCTGGATGACCGGAGCCAGAGTCGGCGAGGTCCCCGTGACCGTGCCAACCACCACCACGATGGAAACCTCTGTTGCCGGGACGACCGACACGGCATCCGAGTAAGTATCCGTTGTTACCGTACCAGAGTAGAGCGTTTTGACTACGACGGGTGGAATGCTGATTCCCATTGTTTGCTATCCTTTGTGCCGGCGCCCCCTGACTGTCTTTTTTGTATGCAGAACAGCTTGTAGGTTAACTCTGCACCCATATCTGGGCCAAAAAACGGCGATCTGACCCATGCCTGGGGGGGGCGCAACTGGCCCTACTATGTCTGGACATACAACTTAGACAGTCAGGGGCCGGCGCCCCCGCCCCGCCTTTGGCCTTACCTCTGGCCCCTCTGGCCCCTCTGGCCCCTCTGGCCCCTCTGGCTTCTTTGCCTCCTCTGCCAACCCGACCTCGATCAATCCCCGTGCATACTCCTCCGGGAACTCCACCTCGTCCCCGGCCTGGAATCGCTTCGCCCCAACCTTCGGCCGCGCACTAAAGTCGCTGTAAGCCCCGGCGTGGAGCATTCGTACCTTCATCGTGCCTGCCTCCAATCAGTCGTCAGTAGTCAGTAATCAGTAGTCAGTAGTCAGATTGACTGTAATCAATCGGTTGGTCATGGCCAATCGGTCGATCTCAGTCTGTCTGACTACTGAAATCTGACTACTGACTACTGTTACTCATCCACCGTAGAAGTAGGTGTGATCCGACGGAACGTCTGACCCCTGGGTCACCGGCTCGTCACGTGCCCCGCCCAGGAAGTAGACCACGTCGGCATAGTTCGTGCCGCTGATGCTGGTGTGCTTCACCGTCAGGAAGTGATGATCCGTCGGCAGTGCCGCCACCTCGATGCAGAATAGCACGAACTTGTCGTCGTCGGTCGCGTTGGCAATCGTGTGCGCGAAGTTCGTCGCGTCGATCACGTCCGCCGTGCCGTTGGCCGCATCCGAGCAGTAAGGCGTGATGATGAAGTCATCCGCCACTGCCCCCAGGTGCACCACGATGTTCACGAACTCGTAACCGCTTACGTCCACGAACGAGCCGCTGGCCGGGGTGTACAGGTTGGTGGTCAGCGCATCCTCCGGCCCGCTGGCCCGCCCGTTGACGACCTTGTACTGGTTATAGAACCGTCTGATTCTCATTGGCATACCCTCTCATCCCCGCCACGAATTGAACGAATTCAGCTTCTTCCTTCGTGTCATTCGTGAAATTCGTGGCCGATCTTACTCTGTCTAAGTGAGGCTGACCTTCTGCACCGCAAACCGCCAGGTCTCGGTCACCTGGCCACCCAGCCGCCGGCGCATCACATAGCACACCTGATTGATCCGCGCCGTGCTGGAATCCAGGTAGCGTTCCACGCTCATTCCCACCCGGTCCACGATCCAGTAACCCGACAGGTCGCCGAAGATCAGCGGATAGGCGTTGGCGGCGATGGTCGGCATCGCCTCTTGCTGCAGGACGGGATAGCCCTCCAGCTTGCCCGCCTGCCGCTCGACCCGATCCCACAGGTAGCGATCCTCGTTGTCCTTCAACAGGGCGATCGCCTTGACGGTCGCCTTCTCGCCGATGAAGGCACAGCTCGGCATGGTCAGGTACTGGGTATCGATGCCGTAAGTCAGGCTGATGATCCCGTCGTAGGTGAGCTCGTCGGCATCGCCGGTGATCACCTCGGTCAGGCTCAGCCCGTTCGCGCTATCCGGCAGGATCCCCTGTGGCTTGCCGTTGCCATCGCCGGTCAGGAACCGGTTATCCTCGTCGATGGCCGCCGCCTCGGCGAACTTGCGCGCCAGGTAGTCGGCCAGGTTAAACGCTGCATCCTCGATCAGGTTGCGGCTCAAGAAGGTCTCGGCCATGACGGTGTGTACCGGCAGCCGCTTCAACCCAAAGGTCAGGTTGGTCGCGGCCGTGCCGGCCGTCGGCGTCTCGTCCACCCACGTCACCCGCACCGCGCCGGTGTACTGCGAAGTGCCGCCGGTGGTCACCGGGAACTCGACCGCATCCCGGCTGGTGGTTACCACCGTTGCCCTGGCCCGCACCGCCACCAGCCCCATCATCCGCTCGATGATCTGCGCCCGGTAGTCCTCGGGCACGACGTAGCCGCCCAGAGTCTCCGCTGCCTCGACCATGACTGCCTTCATCGCCGTCACGTCCTGACCCTCCTGGAGGGCCAGCTTGATGGTCTTCGGCGTCCACAGGAACTCGCGCCCCTCGGCCGGGATGGCCGGGCTGGTGTAATCTCGCAGCCAGCGGTTGAACGTCATCCACTGCTTCCAGCGCTTCGTCTCGTAGTCGACGCCGTGCAGCTCTCGCAGGATCTGCCCGACCGCCGCCTCCGGCTCGCCGAAGCGCAGCGTGGCCAGCGCCTTGATCGCCGCGTTCGGGTCCTTGCCCGTCCCGCCCGGCTCATTCCCCGCCGGCAACGGGGCCGGCAGTACCGGCGCGCCGATCTGGTCCAGGATCGTCGTCGCCGCCTTCAGCGCCTCGGCCTGCTCGCGCAGTCGCTGCACTTCCTGGATCAGCCCGTTGGCTTTCGTCATGTCTGGACTGACGCCGGCCAGCAGCGCCTTGGCCTCTTCGGCCTTAGCTTTGGCCTGCGCCAACAACTCCTTGTAATCCATCTCGTCAACCTCCACTTCAATAGTCAGACTTCTTGTACTGACTACTGACTACTGTCTACTGACTACTGATTATTGACAACAACCACTCAACCTCGGCCTGCATCCGCATCGCCTCCAGGCCAGACGCCCCCGCGTCTGCTCCGCCTGCCGGCTCCGGGATCTCCAGGCCGATGGCCTTGTACGCTGATTTCAGGTGCTCTACCGGCACAAGCCGGGGTTCCGCCGGCGTCGGCGTCAACGAAGCCGCCAGGATTGGCCAGCGGGTCACCTTATTCGTCCCGTTTGGCTGCTGCTCGCGCCGCACCAGGTGCGATGCACTGTCCGTGGACAGCGGCAGCAACCCCTTCTCGATCATCTCCTCGATGGCGCTGCGATACTGATGCGCCATCTCCAGTTGTCCCTCCAGCCACACCCCTACCTCGTCCTGCACCGCTTTATCCCAGATGCCCACCACCGGACAATTCTCCAGCGTCGCATCCAGGGTATGCTGGTACAGCATCGGCCGCTTCGGCCCGATCTTGTCCAGCCAGAAATCCGTCTCCGGTGTGAAAAAGTCCTTGTAAGGCGACAAATCTGCCAGCCGGGCCGAGCCGTAGATGATCCCGTATCCCCCGATCCGCCCGTTCCCCAGCGCCTTCACCGCGTGGCCGTGCAGAGTCTTGACCGGCTGGTAAACGACCTTCACCCTGACCGGCTCACCCCAACTGATTTTACCGTCGGCGCCGATGGCGTACGAGTAAGTGAACAGGCCCTGGGAAGTCTCCACGATCACCTGGTCGTCGAAGACTTCTTTCACCCAGAGGTGTTCACGTTCTGCCCCCGGCGGGAGAGGAGTAACGAATTGAGCATAAAAGGCATCACGTATCAGTCGCGTCAACTCGTCCAGGCTGACCGACTTGTCTTCCTCCTTCTTCGCCACCTTGCCGGCGCGGTAAATGTAACTCATTTCAAAATAGCTACTGCACCGTTTGGCGATGCGTTCGCCGATGATGGCCCACTCTGCCGAACTGTACCCACCATCTTCCCGCTGACCTTCCCGGTTGAAGTAGCCCAGCGCCGCCCGGACATGCTCATCGTCTACCGGATAGCGATAGTTCACCGGGTCGCCGTAGTCTTCTTCGCTCTCCGGGAAGCCTTTGGGCGGGGTCAGGTTGCCGCCCGCTTTGGGAGCGATGTCATACTTCCCGGCACGCTCCTTTTGTGCCTGGTGCAGCTTCTCGCGTTCCGACTCGGCCTTGTACGCTTCCACCGGTGTGTCCGGTGGCACCATCTTCCCGTCTACTTCTATCGCATCGAGATTCATTGTCTTGTCCTCCTGCGTGGCAGGCTCGAAATGCCCGTCGGATTCCCGGCAATGCGCCCGTGCCGCCTCTTCCGTCCAATCATCCTTTGGATAGCGGTATGCCTGCGCCTCAGTCTGGTCCTGGCCCTTTCGTTTGGCGATGATCAGTACCAGATTCCCACGCTTGATGCGGCGAAACGAATCCTCCTGATAACTCTCAGGATCATGAAGTCGACAGGCATGTTCGTTAGGGTATGGCATCTTTTCTCAACCGGCCCGGTCACCCGGCCCGCCTCAATTGATCTTCAACCGGCTCCGCTTCCCGGCGAAAGCACTCTAATCTCCAATCCCCAATCCCTAATACCTACTTCTTTAGCGCCCCTTCAACCGCCGCCTGCATCGCCTTCTCGATCAGTCCCTCACTCTTTGCCTGCTCGACCACCTGCACGTCCGTCGGCCAGCCGGTCCCCCGGTGGATCGGCGCCTGCCGTTCCTCCGACTGCACGAACGGCCCGTATGGGGTCGGGTTGCCCACCACCGCCCCCACCCGGCCAGGCCCGAGCGCCCGGGTCATCCACTTCCGCCCCAACGTCCCCGTCCGGCGATATGGCACCTCGATTTCGCCCGCCCTCAGCTTCGCGAAGAATCCGCGCCGCTGCCGGTCGGATACAAACTCCATCGACTCCCCGCGCCGCTGCGGCGGATAGACCTCAAGCTTCGCCGCGATCTCCTTGCCCGCCGCCAGACAGCCGGCCTGAAATACCCCTTTCCAATCCCGGCCGAAGATCTTCTTCAGCCTTTCCATCCCCTCAATCTTTACCGTGATCGGCATGTCACTTCCTCACAATCCTGATCGAAGTAAAACACCTGCACCTGGGATGCGCCGGTGGCCCATCTTCGTAGTCGATCCCCCACTCGTCCTCTTTGGTCTGATTCAGTGGCCAGCAGATCGGACACACAATCTCGTCGTGCGCCGTGTTCCAGATCCGCACCGTCTCCAACCCCATATCCCTCAACATCTGCTGGCTCAGATTCTCGGCCTGGCTATAGGCCCGGGTAATCTCGGTAACCGCAATGGATTCGGCCCGCACCGGCCCGAAGGTCGGCTCCAGCATCGCCGCAATGTCGTCCACCGTCAGCCCGGGATTGGCCACGAACTGTTCTATCGCCCGACTTACCCCGGCCCGCGTGGTCTCATTCAGCCCGCGCACCAGGTCATACCCGTACGACCTGGCCCAGGCCAACGCCCCTTCGTTGATCAGCGCCGGATCGAAATCCACCCCCAATGCTTCGGCCGCTTCCATCGCCCGCTGCGCCACCTGCTGCACCAGACTGCGCTGGATGACCGCGTCCAGCTCGCGTCCGAAGTCGTCGGTTAACGGCTCCTTCTCCCCTTGGTGAACCAACCGCGCCACCCGGCCCAGCCAGCGCCCCAGCACATCCGACAGCCCCCCTGTCAGCGCCGTCTCGGCATCCTCGCGCGTCAGGCTCTTGGTCGTGCCCGCATTGTCAGGTAGCGTGAAAGCCGCTCGCACCCCTTCCTCAGTTGTCGCCCTGGCCAGGGCTGCCTTGATCGCCGTGGCCATCTCACCCGGCAGATGCTCACTCTCGAATTCATAACCGGCCGGATCCTCGCCCCCCCGCCGCCGGCGCAGCGCAATCGACTTCCAGCGCCGCAAGTCCTCACGCGCCGCCGGGGATAACCCCTTACCCTCCGGTCCGCCTCCCGGTAATACTCCCCCACCCGGCCCGCCCGTCGGCGCAATCCCCGCCAGCGATAGCACAAATTGCGAATTTGTTGCCAGCGGCACCGGCAGCCCACCGATCACCTCGGCCAGTGGCCCGTCATATTCTGCCAGCCCCAATTCCGCCCGGGCCGCATTGAGCGATTGCACTTCCCAGTATTGCCGCCGCTCCCGGATCAGGAGATCCCGGTCGCGTGGCCGGATGTCCTCGAATTCCGCCAGCAGCTCGGGCCCGTAGCGCGGCATCACTGCCTGAGCCGTGATCTCCTCGGCCATCATCTTCAGCAGTGGCCAGACCGCGAACTCGATGAACGACGCCCGGGCCGCTTCGGCGTTGGCCCGGTTGGCCTTCTCGCTCCAGAACCCCTCCGGGATCCCGAACACCCGGTCGATCTCTTTGCGGGTGAATTCCCTCCCGGCCAAAAACTCCATGTCTTTATGTGACAGTCCCAGCGTCTCGGCCTTGAGGTCGCCGGCCCGCACCACCAGGAAGCGCTTGCGATGCTCCTCCAGCTCGCCGACGATCTCCTGCCGCAGCACCTCGAAGTTTGGCTTACTGATATCCTGCGGCAACGATAGCAGCGTTCGCAGCGTCACTTCGTGCGTGAACGTGTCCCGGTTCCACGTCGCCGCCGACTGGTCGGCCTCCACCGCCAGCCGGTAAGCGCTGAGCGGACTCAATCCCCGGTGGAAGTCGAACGGATTCGGGAAGCGAAAGAAGCACACGTACCGGGTCGGAATCTTCACCGGCGGCTCGCCGTGGCGCGGGTAGTAAGCGAAGTAACTGATGTACTTCGCCGGGTCCGGGATCGGCGCCATCCGCGTGCTCGGAATCGGCCAGATCTCCGCCAGCTCCCCCGCCCCGTTCTCCACCAGCCACCAATACGCCTCCCCGCGCAGCAGCCACCACCAGAAGGTGTACTGCCACAGGTACGACCGCCCCATGTGCGAATTGGGCCGCCGCAGCAATTGCTGGAATGGATGACCGGTTACCGCCTCGTTCTCCCCGTCTTTCGATTGGTAAAGTTCAATCTCGGCCCGGCTCGCCTCGTTGGCAATCGCCTTGATGTCCGAATACACCCAGGCCGAGGTGATCGCCAGCCGCTCCTGCTCCTCCTCTGTCAGCCGGCCCCATATGTCCACTACCGCCGGTGCCTCGCCGGCGAACACCGCCGAGATAGGCGGCGCGGCCACGTCTTTCGCCTTCACATACCCCAGCCGGGTCAATGTATTGTTCAGCCAGTTATCCAGCCACCGCGCCATCAGTGCTCCATCTCGAAGTTCATCAGTAAAAGTTCGGTTGCC